ATCGCTATGAGTATGCTTATATTGCTGATGAGTATCCTGACGATATTCTTTGGGATGTCAGTAAAATACTTATTGCCTATCTTGATATCGAAGTTGGATCCGAAAACGGATTTCCAGAACCAAGAGATGCAAATGAATCAATCACAGCAATCTCTATCAAAGTCAAGGGTAATTATTTTGTGTTTGGTTGCGGCGATTATAACAAGCATCGTGACGACGTGCACTATGCAAAGTGTCGCGATGAGTCCGACCTTATACGAAGATTCCTCGACTTATGGACAAGATGGCATCCAGATGTAGTCACTGGTTGGAACGTCGAGCAATTCGATATTCCATATCTTGCGAATCGTATCACCAAACTCTTTGGTGAAGATGAAGCCAAGAAACTTTCTCCTTGGAATCGTATCAGCAAACGCGATACTGTGATGATGAATCGTCCTGTGCAGTTCTATGATATTTCTGGAATTGCAATTCTTGATTACATTCAACTCTATCGCAAGTTTACTTATTCACAGCAAGAGTCGTACAGACTAGACAATATTGCTCACGTTGAGTTGGGTGAAAAGAAATTAGATTACTCTGAATTCGAAACGCTGCACCAACTCTACAAGCACGACTATCAAAAATTCATTGAGTATAACATCAAGGATGTCGAGTTGGTCGAGAAACTCGAAGACAAGATGAAGTTGATTGAGTTGGCGTTGACTCTTGCTTATGACAACAAAGTAAACTACGATGATGTGTTCACGCAGGTTCGTATGTGGGACGCGATTGTCTACAATTACTTGTTGAAGAAAAAGATTGTCATCCCTCAAATGAAGAAGGGATCAAAGAGTTCGCAGTATGAAGGTGCGTATGTCAAAGACCCGATCCTTGGCATGCACGAATGGGTTGCGTCATTTGACTTGAACAGTCTGTATCCGCACTTGATCATGCAGTATAACATTTCGATGGAGACTTTGATTGAACCAACGAAGTATACTGATAACATGCGTGGCTTTATTCAGAACTGTAATGCCAACGTTGAAAATCTACTCAATCAAGAAGTTGACACTGCAATTCTAAAAGATCTTGGTGTAACTGTAACACCAAATGGTCAGCTGTTTCATGTGAACAAGGGTCAAGGTGTTCTGCCTGAGATTATGGATAGCATGTACAAAGATCGTACACGCTACAAGAAGTTGGCAATTGAAGCCAAAAAGAAAATCGAAACTGTTCTTGAAGATAAGAATCAAGTGCAGTATCTTGAGAAACAAGTCGCACGATATAACAATCTTCAGTTGGCAAAGAAAGTCACGCTAAACTCTGCTTACGGTGCACTTGGCAATCAATACTTCCGCTTCTTTGATATTCGTATCGCCGAAGGCATTACAACAGCAGGTCAGTTATCTATTCGTTGGATTGAAAAGAAGATCAACGAGTATATGAACAAACTTCTCAAGACTCAAGACGAAGATTATGTGATTGCTTCGGATACTGACTCGATCTATCTAAACATGGGTCCATTGGTCAAGAAGTTGTATCCGAATGTTGATGACACTAAAAAAGTTATCAAGTTTATGGATAAGGTTTGTGATGATAAAATCCAGCCGTTCATTGATTCTTCTTATGAAGAACTGAAAGAATATGTCAATGCGTTTCAACAGCGCATGGAAATGAAGCGTGAGTCTCTTGCTGACAAAGCAATTTGGACTGCGAAGAAACGATATATTCTCAACGTGTATAACAGCGAAGGTGTAGCGTATGCCAAACCTAAACTCAAGATCATGGGTCTTGAGGCTGTCAAATCTTCTACGCCGTCTGCTTGTCGTGCGAAGATTAAAGAAGCAATCAATATCATCATGACTCAGAGTCAAGATGATTTGCATAAGTTCATTGACAAGTTTCGTCTAGAGTTCAGAAAATTGCCTGTTGAAGATATTTCATTCCCAAGATCGGTAAATGGTCTTGGTGAGTATGGTGATTCTGCAAGCATCTTCAAGAAAGGCACACCAATTCACGTGAAGGGTGCTCTTGTCTACAATCACTTCTTGCGTGAACTGAATCTCACAAAACGATACCAACAAATTCAAGAGGGTGAGAAGATCAAGTTTGTTTATCTCAAGCAACCAAATATCTTCAACAACAACACTCTTGCATTCTTATCTGGTTTACCAAAGCAACTGGGTGCTGAACAATATATTGATTATGACTTACAATTTGATAAGTCATTTCTTGAGCCTCTTGACATCATTTTATCTGCTATTGATTGGCAAAGTGAAAAAGTTGATTCGCTGGATTGCTTTTTTGAATAAAATGGTTTATAATAGATTAGTCCCCAAACGGAGAAATACACATGAGTTTGCTTGAAAAACTAAAGAAGAATACGACAATCAAAGACACCGCAATTCTTGCGAAGTCTAAGTTCTTTGCTGCAAAGGATATGATTCAGACCAGCATTCCTGTAGTGAATGTTGCGTTCTCTGGTGATCTTGATGGAGGCTTCACTCCTGGTCTCACAATGTGGGCTGGTCCGAGTAAGCACTTCAAGACAGCATTCAGTCTCTTGATGGCAAAGGCATATCAAGACAAGTATCCCGATTCAGTTGTTCTTTTCTATGACTCTGAGTTCGGCACTCCACAAAACTATTTCACTTCGTTCGGTATTGACACTGATCGAGTTGTTCATACTCCAATCACAGACGTTGAGCAATTGAAGTTTGATATCATGCAGCAGTTGAGTAACATCGAGCGTGGCGAGCGAGTCATGATCGTAATTGACTCAATTGGTAACTTGGCTTCGAAGAAAGAAGTTGAGGATGCGATGGATGGTAAGTCAGTTGCTGACATGAGTCGCGCCAAGCAAATCAAATCCCTGTTCCGTATGGTGACACCACACCTCACCCTAAAAGACATTCCTATGGTCGTAGTAAATCACACCTATAAAGAGATTGGTCTATATCCCAAGGATATTGTCGGTGGCGGAACAGGCTCTTACTACTCTGCTGATAATATCTACATCCTTGGTCGTCAGCAAGAAAAGGATGGCACTGATTTGATTGGTTACAACTTTATTATCAATGTTGAGAAGTCTCGCTATGTTCGTGAGAAAGCCAAGATTCCAGTCACTGTTCGTTTCGATGGTGGCATTTCTAAGTACAGTGGTCTTCTTGACATGGCACTTGAGTCTGGTCATGTTACGAAGCCAAATGTAGGTTGGTATGCCAAAGTGAATACTGCAACTGGTGAAGTTGATAGTAAGAAGTGGCGTTTGGCTGATACTGAGTGCGCAGAGTTCTGGGATCCTATTCTTGCTGATGAAAAATTCAAAGAGTGGGTCTGTAGTAACTACCAGTTCAGTGCAGCAGTGGCTGGCAATTTGATTGATGGGGTTGTAGACGATGGTCATGAGTAAAATTCAAGATCTCATTGCCAAATATGAGTTTTGGTATGCGCGAAAGTTCATCACACTTGACAAACATTATACTTTCTTTTTAGATTTAAATGGTCTACCTGGATCATTTGCGGTTAAATTACTAGGAAAGTATGATGGTGTAATTGTTGAGTACACTAATGTTACAGTTGGTGAAAATGGATTGTTGACTTTTGATTTTGATATTATATCGAATGTCAATAATTGTGATGTGAAGTCAAGAAGTTTTATTCGCTTTACTCAAAACGTAATGCGTAGTATGATTTATAATGCTATAAAAAATCTAGAGAAGGATTTTAATGAAAACAGAAAACTTGATCTTGTCGAATCTGATTCGGAACGAGACTTATATGAGGAAGTCTCTGCCATTTCTGAAGAAGGAGTATCTGACCGAAAGCCACGAAAGAAAACTATTCGAGCAAATAAAGGAGTTCATCCTAAAGTATAACAGTCTTCCACCGATTGCGGCTCTTGAAATTTCTCTCAAAGAGTCTACGAAACTCACTGAAGTTGAGTTAAATAAGTCTCTTGAACTGCTGAAGGAAGTGGCAAGTGACAAATCAGAACAAAAACTCGAATGGCTTCTTGACACTACAGAAAAGTTTTGCCAAGAAAAAGCAATCTATAATGCAATCATGGATAGTATTCAGATCCTTGATGGCAAAGATGAAGCGAGGGGCAAAGGAAGCATTCCTGCTCTTTTGTCTGATGCTTTGGGGGTTAGTTTCGATCCTTCTATTGGTCACGACTTTCTGGATAATTACGCTGATCGGTATGATTTCTATCATCGTATCGAAAAAAGAATACCATTTGATCTGGAATACTTCAACAAAATTACTAAAGGAGGACTGCCGCAAAAGACCCTTAACATTGCTCTTGCAGGTACTGGCGTCGGCAAGTCTCTGTTTATGTGCCATGTGGCTGCTAGTTGCTTGGTTCAGAACTATAACGTTCTTTACATAACTCTTGAAATGGCTGAAGAGAAGATCGCTGAACGTATTGATGCGAATCTTCTGAATGTCTCTCTTGATGATCTCATGAACATGCCGAAAGACATGTATGAGAAACGCATGGGTAAACTCAAAGAGAAGGTCAAGGGTAAGTTGATCATCAAGGAATACCCAACTGCCTCTGCCAATCCTGCTCACTTTCGTGCATTGATCAACGATCTTGCGTTGAAGAAAAACTTTCGTCCAGATATTATTTTCATCGACTATCTAAATATCTGTGCGTCGGCGAGAATCAAAGCAGGTGCGAATGTCAACTCCTACACCTATATCAAAGCGATTGCGGAAGAACTTCGTGGTCTTGCGGTGGAGAATAATGTACCCATTGTTTCGGCTACTCAGACGACTCGATCTGGATTTAGCAACTCGGATCCTGGACTTGAAGATACTTCTGAATCGTTTGGTTTGCCAGCCACCGCTGACTTTATGTTTGCATTGGTGAGTACTGAAGAGTTGCAACAGTTGAATCAGATCCTTGTGAAGCAGTTGAAGAATCGTTATAATGATCCGAATCTTCATAAGAGATTCACAGTTGGTATTGACCGAGCAAAGATGAAATTGTATGATCTTGAGCAGAAAGCCCAAGATGCTGTGATGCAAGAAGCAGAATCAAAGTCAGTCTTTGATCGTGGTCGTAGTACAGACAAGTTCAAGAATCTGAAGGTGTAATGAAACTACAGAAGATTGAGAAGAAGGTTTATGCTCTTGCCGAAAATTGGGTCGGCGAGAAACATGTACCAACTATGATTCGTCAGTTGAACAAAACATTCAAACCTTTCATTGTTTGCTTTTCCTCTGGAAGATTTGAAGAAGATTACTATCCTGATCACAATGTAATTGTGAACGGACATTATTGTAATCGAATTTCTGATATTATCCCAGAACACATATACATTCAATTGAATTTCCCAAAGGATGTTCAGAAAGTATCCATAACTGAGAAGGGTGCTAAGAATTTGGCTGTAAAGGTTATTCGTGCAATTCACCACGAATATCGCCATAAGCATCAGCAAAGGCAACGTCCATTTCTTTTACAGAAAGAATATAAACCAAAGCCAAAACAGAATAAGATGAAGGCGATGTACTATGGCAATCCTGATGAGTTGGACGCCCATGCATATGAAACTCAGGCTGAGAAGTTCGATATAAATAAATTGCGTTCGGCTCATAAGATTGGCTGGAGAGAGTGTGAAGCCATCTTTATGTATCGAAAAACTTTTCGAACTCAAGACCCAAAGGTCTGGCAAAAATTTCTAAAAAAGGTTTATAAGAATGCTTCAGCCTAAAGATATTCTTTCAAGTTATCCAAAGAAAGATGTTCCAATATTATGTTTACCTTCTCACCCAAATGTTAAATTTTGGGTAATTCCAATCGGAGATTATGCTGATCTATTAGAAAAACAAGTTAAGAAATCATTTGCAAAAACCCCAGCAAAAATGAAATATCTGAACATGTTGGTGGGTTATGCTTCTGGTGAAAAAGGAATTAAGGCAGATTCTCTCCAATCAGCATGGAAAGATAGTAAATTCTCTCCATCTGAAGTTGCAAAAGATTTTGGGGAACTTCTTGCTCCGTTCTATGGATTAAGATATCTCGATAAATTCATGTCTAAAAATGGCGTGAAGGTTCAGAAAGGAACAATACGTCATGCTTATGGCGAACCTGGTAAAAAGTTGAATTCAATTTGTTTCCCAGATGCACAAAATTATCCTATATTTGACTTCTTTGTTCAAAACGGATATTATTTTGGGTTTAGCGTAAAGGCGATGACAGGTGGATCTAATACACTATCACCAACTTATATTGCACAAAGAGTTGATAAGTTAAAAGATTCTGCTCAAAAACAATTAAAAAAAGATTACCCAATTGAGTTTACAGTATTAAGTGTTCTAGCGGAACAAAAAACTTTTGCTGGTCCAGTAGTAGCATTTGGTAAAATTTTAGATATAAAAGGAAATCATTTCCCAGCAATATCTGAAATCAGAGAAATCTTTAAAAAAACAAATTTCGAAAAAGATTCTGAGATTATCGAGAAAAATAAAGAGAAACCTTTATCTGCTTTAAAGTTGAGCGATCGAACTGCATACAATAAATTTATGAACAAGTTTATCATCGATGCCACAAAACAAGATGATAAAGAAAAATATAAGTCGGGAAAGAAAGAATATACTCCAGAAAATCTGGTATATGCGTTTATTAAGTATTTG